GCCTTATATGGTAATGATTGAACAAGAATTAAACTGCAAACTATTTAAAAAATCTGAAAAAAATAAATTACAATTTGAATTTAATGCTAACGCATTGTTAAGAGGAAACCCTAAGGACAGGGCGGAATATTATAGAACAATGATAAATATTGGCGCTATGACTATTAACGAAGTTAGACAAAAAGAAAATATGAACGTCAAGCCAGAGGGTGATAATTTATTTATGCAACTAAATATGACAACAGTAAAAGGCATAGTAAATTTAGATGATACAGAAGAAGAAGAAGAAACTGAGGGCAGAGCATTAGTTGATGTAGACTTAACTCCAACAGATGGAATGATTGAAGAAGCAAAAAAAGCTTTAGAATGGAGAAAAGAATATGGGAGAGGTGGAACTGCTGTAGGTGTAAGATCGGCAAGAATGATAATTAGCAATTCATTAACAGTTCCAAGAATTAAAAAAATGTTTGCTTACTTTAAAAGACATGAAGTAGATAAAAAAGCTGAAGGATTTAGTTATGGTGAAGATGGTTTTCCAAGCGCAGGTAGAATAGCTTGGGGATTATGGGGTGGCGATGCTGGAGCAAAATGGAGTGAAAGAAAACGAAACGAAATAGAAAAAGAAGAACAAAGACAAGTGTCAGCACAAATGAAAAAAGCTTTACAAAAAAAAGTTGAAGATCATAATGAGGATGTTAAGGATCTAAAAAAAGATTGGAATCCAAAAGTGACTTTAGCAAAATTAATTAAAGTATTTGACAGAGGGGTAGGTGCTTATCACACAAATCCAGGATCAGTTAGACCATCAGTAAAATCACCTGAACAATGGGCATTGGCTAGAGTTAATTCTTTTAATTATGCAATGAAAAATGGTAAATTTAGAGGTGGTAAACATGATACAGATTTATTGCCTACAAAACACCCAGTGAGAATTAAGATGAAAGAAGACAAAAAATAAATAAAATAAAAAAAATGGAAAAAAGACACATAAAAAAAGTTATAGAAGATGATAACAACGTCCACATTGTCTTTGGAAAGTCTGAAGATTGGGAAGGCATAATGATGGATGGTGAGAAAAGAGATTATCATGAAGAGGAAAAAATGGGAGATCACGATGAAGAAAAAATGCATCATGAAGATAGAGACGCCCACTATAAAGCATTAATCAAAAAAATCTTAGATATGCTTGAAGAAAATGGTAATAACATGGATGATGAAGATCGTGATGAGCATTATGAAGAAAAATTAAAAGAGGTTGAGAAAGCTTTGAGAAAAATGCACGATGAGGAAAAAGATATGCACGAAGATGAAGAGAAAGGCATGCACGATGAGGAAAAAGATACGCACGAAGAAAAAAGTTTTAGAAATAATACTGTAAAAACTGAGAAAAGATATTACAATATGGAAACTCGAGTGCAAAAAAGAGGCAATAAAAATATTGTAGTAGGACATGCTGCTGTATATGGAAAGCTTAGTGAAGATCTTGGTGGATTTAGAGAAATGATTAGACCAGGGGCTTTTGATTCAGTATTAAATAATGATGTTAGAGTATTTTTTAATCATGATCCTAATTATATATTAGGCAGAACAAAAGCTGGAACTGCTAAAATTTCAAGCGACAAAACAGGATTAAAATATGAATTTGAAGTTCCAGACACTTCTGCTGGTCGTGATTTGCTAGTAAGTTTAGAAAGAGGTGATATAAGTCAATCATCATTTGCCTTCAGCGTAGAAAAAGATAGTTGGGCTGATAGAGATGGAAGGGACATTAGAACAATAGAAAAAGTAAAAAGATTGTATGATGTAAGCCCAGTTTCTATACCAGCATATCCAGATGCAGATGATATAGCAATCGCAAAAAGATCTTTAAAAAATTACAAAAACGAAAATGAAAACAAAAATATCAAAAGGAATTTATTGGATTTAAAAATTAAAATATTAAAAAACAAATAAAATGAAAAAAAGTTTAGAACTAAAAGAAAATAGATCTGAATTAGTTAGCAAGCTAGAATCAATACATGGTTTAGCAAGTACTGAAAAAAGAGAACTAACTGACGCAGAATCTACTAACGTTGATAATTTTTTATCTGAAATTTCAGATCTTGATACAAAAATTGAAAGAGCAGAAAATTTAGAAAAAGAATTAAGAAACAACGCAAAAATAGCTGGAGCATCTGTTAGTACTCCAAAAGCTGACAAAAGATATTCTATTCAAAAAGCTGTAAATGGTTATATGAATGGAAACTTAGAGGGCTTAGAAAAAGAATACGATGCTGAAGCAAGAAGAAATAATACTATTACAGGAGTTGGTATTCCTATGTTTGCGATGAGTGAGCAAAGAAATAATCCACAATTAGTTAGTAACGCATCTGGATTAATTGAAACTGAAGTTGGACCATTTGCTGAAACTCTACAAAACAAAACTGTTTTAGGTGATCTAGCAACATGGATGTATGGATTAAATTCTGACATGAAGCTTCCAACATTATCTGGAACTACTGCTGCTTTTGGAACTGAGGTTGCTAACGCTGCTTCTGCTGCTACAGCTGTTGGATCTGATACATTACAGCCAAGAAAATTAGCTGCATATATGGATATTTCAAAAATGTTATTAACTCAGACAAATGGATCTGTAGAAAACATTATTAGAAATGATATTCAAAATGCTATCGCATCTAAATTAGAAGGCGCTATATTAGGCATAGCTGATGGTACTGGTGCTGCCCCTCAAGGAGTTTACGATGCAGGAACTGAGGCAGGAACTGCTGCTGCTTTTACGAGAAATCTAGTTTTAGATATTATTAAAGATTTTGAAACAGCTAATGCAGATACAGGTAGAACATGTTTCATTACATCACCTGCAGGAAAAGAAGCGCTTAGAAAAATAGCTGGAGATGTAGTTACAACAAGTGGAGCGTCTGAGCCATTATTTGCTAAGGATGGAACAATTATGGGTATAGATACTAAAGTAACAAACAATTCACATATTAAAGGTTCAGGAACTCATACACTAGGTTTAGTTTTAGGTAAATGGGACGACTTAGTAATTGGACAGTTTGGATCTGCTTTAGATGTAGTTGTTGATCCATATACAAAAGCAATATCTGGTGAAGTTAGATTAGTAGTTCAATCTTACTGGGATTGTGTTTACAGAAGAGCAACATCATTCCAATATTTCTTTGGATCATAATTGATAAATTTTTTCTGTAAAAAGTTAAATTTGAGATTGAAGATTGGGATATATTTTCCCAATTTTCTTTCTCATTTTAAAAAAATAAAATTTAAAAATGGCAAGAAGTTTAAAAATAGATACAAAAGCAACACTTAAATTAGTAACAGTCACAGAATGTAAAAATTTTCTTAGGGTTGATTTTACTGATGATGATAACTATATTGGTGATCTTATTGATATGGCTATGGAAAGCATTGAAAAATATTGTAACATATCTATTTATGAACAAACTTTAATTCAACAATGCGATTTATGGGATGAAACTTTTAATTTGTTAAGAAGTCCTATACAAAATTCTGGAGATCTTACTGTTGAGCATATAAAATATTATGATGAAAATAATAATTTTGTAGTGTGGGACAGTACAAATTACAATGTAGATAAAAATATATCACCAGCTAGAATTTATTTAGCAGATGAAAGCGACAGCTATCCAACTCTTAGCAACAGAATATATCCTATTGAAGTAAAATATAAATCAGGAGCAGATGCAGTAAATAGCGCACCAAAAATGTTAAAACAAGCTTGTTTGCTAATTATTGGACAATTTTATGAAAACAGACAACCATATATTGTAGGTAGATCAGTTTCTGAAATTCCTATGACAGTGAGATATTTATTAGATCCACATAAGACACAGACATTTGGAGTTCCTAATAATATTCTACTATGAAATCTATAGGACAACTAGATAGACCAGTAATAATACAAAAAGCCACAAAGTCACAAGACGCTATGGGTGGATCTACATTTTCATATTCTAATGTTGCAACTCCATTTGCTAATGTAGAATGGAAAAATTCATCAACAGATGAAAACGAAAACAGAGTACAGGGAATACAGACTGTAATTTTTACAATTAGAAACGTATCGTCAGTACAAAAAAATATAAATCTTCAAAGTAATTACAGAGTAGCTTTTCCAGTTTCTGGTGGATCTGTAACAAGTGAAACCCAATACTATAAAGTAGTTGGAATTAGAGTTATAGAAGGCAGGCAAAGATTCAAAGAATTAACAACAGAGTTGGACATGAGAACATTTGAAACATCATGATGTCAATAGAGTTAGAAAATAGAAAGTTAATTGAAGACGCTATGATAGCTTTAGGTGGTAAAATGCGAAAAAATAAAGCAAAAATTACAAGTAAAGTTTTGAGACCAGGTGGTAAAATTGTAGAAAAAGTTATGAAAACATACACACCTGTAATGACAAAATATAAAGCTTTTAATGTTTATAGAACACCAAAACTAAACAGACGTTTAAAAGCGCCAAAGGGAATGGGAAAAATATATGTTAGTATAAAACCAAGACAACTTAGAAACTCTATTGGTGTTTTTCAAACAAAAGCCGCAAAGAACAGCCCGTATGTAATAATAGCGCCAAAGTTTAAATCTGGTGTATGGTTACGTCCAGAAAAAGGGGGGTGGTATATGCAGATGGTACAATTTGGAACTGATCGTGTAAAGCCACAACCATTTGTAGGTAGAGCATTAAGAGGTACAGCAAGTGGTGTTGCAAATTTACTAAAAAAAAATATGGCTAAACTTGTTGAAAGTGAAGCTAATAAAATAAAAGGAATACAAGTAGGATGATAGAAAAAGCAATATATAGTTTACTAAATAGTGGAGGTACAGGCGCACAGGTTTCATATGGAACATTGAGTGTTGATGATAGTGGCGCTTCTAATACATTTACAGATTATATTGTTTTTTTTAGAAACTCTACTGATCCTCATGATACAAAATCTGGGAGATCAACATTAGATACTGCACAAATTCAAATTAATTGTTTTTCAAGAACAGCTTTGGGTAGCGCTAATTTAGCAGAAAAAGTTAGAAATCTATTAGACAGAAAAGTTGCAGGAACTTATGGAACAGTAAAAGTTCAATCAATTAATTTTACTAACATGGTAAGTATGTTTGAATTTAATGAATCATATAGCGCAAAAGGAGTTTATCAAATCAGTTTGTTTTATGATTGTCGATTTGAACCAGTTTATCAATAAATACAATAATATGCACGTAGAAAAAATACTAATAAAAAAACTAGATTATGGTTACAGAGTTTTTGAAAAAGGAACAAAAATCATAATTACAGAAGCACAAGCAAAACAAATGGCGAAAGATGGATACATAGCTGACGATAAAAAGAATACTAATAACAATAAAAAAATAAAAGAAAATGGCAACAAATAATATACATAATGGAACGTTGATGTTGTTTAAACATGGTACAGATCACAGTACTAATAATGCGATAGCATTCTCAACGTCAGCTACTTTGTCTATTTCAATGGATACTAGAGACATTTCAAACAAAGGGAGTTCTGGTTTTAGAGAATTACTGGAGGCGCAAATGTCTTGGAGTGTATCAGTTGAAGGACTTTACGCAACAAAAGATGCAAATGGTAGTGCTGTAAACAATTATAACGATCTTCTAAACATGCTAAAAACTAGAACAGCAGTTTATGTTGAACTAGGTAATGGAGTTTCTGGTGATACTTATTATCACGGACAGGCTTTCATTACAAGTTTAGAACAAACGTCACCAATGGAAGACAACATGACTTTCTCAGCAACATTTGAAGGTACTGGTCAATTATCTGATGACGTACAAGCATC